TACCGTGCTGCTTTCTGGGCAGACCAAGAGGGTGTGGAATACCTAGAGGAAAGACTTGAGCATGACATCAAGGCTTGGACTCCAGCTGGTATGACCAAGACCTATATTGCCATGTCCTGTAGCCGCAAGGATAACTACAGACGGGACTTCTGGGAATCCTATAAGGCTCATCGGGATGTCCGTAAGCAGACTCCAGATAGCATGGACTATGCTCTGGAGCTGATCAATCAGCATGACATTCTGACAGTTCCCCGGCTAGAGGCAGACGATATCATGGGTATCATGGCTTCCTCTGGCAAGGGTATTGCCGTGACAATCGACAAGGATCTAAGATCCGTACCCGGTTGGCACTGGAATCCGGACAAGGAACACACACCAGATATCGTGGATGAGTATACCGCAGACCTGAATTTCCACAAGCAGTGGATCATGGGAGATACTACGGATAACATCCCCGGTATCTGGAAGTGGGGTCCAGCCAAGGCTGAGAAGTGGCTAAAGTATGTCCACCCCCGGAACTGGTCGGCTGCTGTATTGGCAGCTTATGACCAAGCCAAGCCACAGGATGGCACTAAATACGATTATGATTACTGTTTGGCTATGGCTAGGTGCGTCCGCATCCTACGGGATGGCGAGTACGACAAGCAGACCAAGCAGATTAAACTATACTGCCCAATAGTTGGGGCTACTGAAGAACAAAACCAAGGAGATACTAATGGATACTAAAGTTACTTGCTACGATACTAGCTCAGCTGTCTATGCTGATAACAATAATTACAATACTTCTACTTATTCCCATAGCCCAGCTGGTATCCCTATGGTTCTCCATACTGACTATTGTAAACCCGAGTATAAGACTNAGGGTGCTGCAGGGGCTGATCTAAAGTCCGTGCTAAANCTNACTCTAGCTCCGGGTGCTGGTCATCTGATTTCGACCGGGGTATCTTTGGCTATTCCAGAGGGTTTCGTGGGTCTTGTATTCCCACGATCTGGTCTGGCCTCCAAAGGTATCACCCTAAAGAATTCTGTTGGTGTTATCGACTCTGATTACCGAGGTGAGATTATGGTATCCTTGGTAAACAACTCATACGAGACTGTCGAAATCAACAAGGGTGATCGCATTGCACAGATTGTCTTCCTACCTGTTACTCAATTCCCATTCATCTCTGTCGATAAGCTTCCAGAGACTGTAAGGGGTACTGGTGGTTTTGGAAGCACAGGAGGAAACTGATGGATACATTTCAAAACTTTATTGCCATCTCTCGCTACAGTCGATGGATGGATTCTGAATCTCGCCGTGAGACTTGGGATGAAACCGTGGATCGTTGGTGGAGTTACTTCACCGCCAAGGTTCCTGCCCTAGCCTCACGACCAGATGTTCGTGACGCAATTCTAAACCTTGAGGTACTACCCTCAATGCGTGGACTTATGACCGCAGGGCCAGCTTTGGACCGCGATCATACCGCTCTCTACAATTGCTCTTATCTTGAGATTGATTCACCACGATCATTCTCAAACCTAATGTACATTCTAATGTGCGGTACTGGTGTTGGTTATACTGTTGAGCGCAGATGCACCGACAAGCTTCCCACCATTCCCACAATACACAAGATGTTCGATCAGGTAATGACGGTCGATGACAGCCGCGAAGGTTGGTGCGACTCTCTCCATTACCTAATCAAGAATCTTTACATGGGTGTCCACCTCAAGTGGGACACCAGTAACATTCGCAAGGCTGGAGAAAGACTCAAGACTTTCGGAGGACGCGCAAGCGGTCCTGCCCCGCTTGAGGAAGTATTCCGCTTTGTCGTTCAGACATTCTACAAGGCTCAGGGACGAAGACTCACACCGCTTGAGTGTCACGACATTTGCTGCAAGATTGCTCAGTCAGTCATCGTTGGTGGCGTTCGCCGCTCAGCAATGATCTCTCTCAGTGATCTCGCGGATCGTGAGATGGCAACATGCAAGAGTGGTGCTTGGTGGGAATCATCAGGACACCGCGCCCTAGCCAATAATTCCGCTGTGTACAATGGTCGCCCTTCAATGGGACAATTCCTAGAGGAGTGGACAGACCTGTACAATTCTCACAGTGGAGAGCGCGGTATCTGCAACCGTGATGCGATGAAGGCTATTGCAGTCAAGGCTGGTCGTAGTGATGATTATTATTATTATGGGACCAACCCTTGCTCTGAGATTATCCTCAGACCAAATGAGTTCTGCAACCTATCGACCGTTGTAGTCCGCGCTTCAGATACACCTGAGACATTGGCTAAGAAGATTGAGATGGCTACAATCATCGGCACAATCCAAAGCATGTTCACTCACTTCCCTTATCTTTCCCGTGAGGATTCCTCATGGACAAAGAACTGCGAAGAGGAGCGACTTCTTGGAGTGTCGATGACAGGCATCTTTGACAACAAGCTGATGTCTGGCATCCTTGGTTACGGAAAGCTCAAGCATGTTCTTGAGAATCTCCGTGAGATTGCGATCAAGACAAATCTTGATTGGTCTAAGCAGCTGGGTATCANCCCAAGCAAGTCAATCACTTGCATCAAGCCAGAGGGAACTACCTCATGCTTGGCTAATTCGGCCAGTGGTCTTCANCCAAGATATGCCGAGCACTATTATCGTAGAGTTCGTATCGACAAGAAAGATCCGTTGTATCTGTTAATGCGTGATGCTCAGGTTCCTGTCGAAGACTGCGTAATGAATCCAGATTCAACAGCAGTATTCACATTCGCTCAGTCTGCTCCCTCCGGTTCTCTTACCCAAGATGAACTACAGGCAATCGACCACCTTAATCTGTGGCTNGCCTATCAGGAGCATTACTGCCAGCACAAGCCAAGCATNACCGTCAACTATTCCGACAGTGAGTTCATGCCAGTAGGACAGTGGGTATGGGAGAACTTTGACAAGATCTCCGGTATCTCCTTCCTGCCAAAGTCTGACCATGTATATGCTCAGGCTCCGTTTGAGGCAATCACCAAGGAAATGTATGATNCNTACACNATGGTTCCTGTCGATTTCAATAATCTGTCTTTCTATGAAAAGACAGACACAACAACATCCTCTCATACAATGGCATGCACCGCTGGTGCGTGTGAGGTTATAGATCTCAAAGGATAACATATGGCTACAAAAGCAGAACTCCAAAAGCAACTAGCAACTATTGAGGCTGGTCTTTTGGATTTTACGGCGGTAGGAGAGCAAGCGTATCTAAAGCAAACAGGGCAAACAAAGCTGAAAGCTAAAGAAACACCTACTTATTCTTCTATTTATGATCCTATTTACAAAGCTACAAAAGATGTTCAGTTTTCTTTAGGTGCTGATGCTAGAACATCAGCAGCTGGAGATCGTGCTTTTTATGTTTTTAATCCTGCAGTAGAAGCTGAAAAGCAAACTCAAAAAAAGCTAGCAGACATTGAAACATTCAATACCAGTGTTAAGCAGCAAGAAGAAAACATTAAGAAATTTCTTGCTTCTGAAAAAGAAACAGCTAAGACAGCTGTGATGCAGTCTTATCTTTCAACAATCCTAAANCCACAACTTAGTTTTGGACAACGAAATCCCTTTGAATGGGAAGCAGTTGATATAAACTCAAAAGAAGGTTTTGAACGCTTTCAAAAAACAAGAGAAAGAGTTGTTGATAGACCCAGATATAGTGGTAGTGGTAATACCCCTCCTATTTATTATGTAAAGCTTACTGCAGAACAGGCAGCAGCTAAAAAGAAACTAACAGAGTCTATAGAAAGAATGCGCTTTATGGCTAGTCCTACTTTGCAGAAAACATATGCAGAGAAATATAGAGCACAGCTTCAGGCTCAACTAAAGAAAATGAAATAAACTATGGTAACTAATATACAATCAGCACGAACAAAACTAGGGCTATCAGCTCCTATTGATTCTCCAGAAATCAAGCTGATGCTAAAAGACATCTATGTAAAACTAGATGAACTAACAAATGAAATCAGAAAAGTTTCCGAGAATCGAGCCAGAGCTGGTAAAGATTCTGGAAGAAATCTACACACCTCTTGAGTATGATCCTTCTGTTTCAAGTGAGCAGTTTGCAAAAAAAGCTGCTTACAGAGCAGGACAGATAGAGGTCGTAAACAAACTCAAAGCTGTGCTAAAACAACAGCAAGGAGGAAAGTAATATGGGTGGTTCCCCAAAAATAAGTGGTGGTATGACTTTTGCTGAACAGCAGAAGCTTCTAAAAGATGAAAGAGAATTTCAAAAACAACAGGAAGAAGAGCGACGAAGGGCTGCTGAAGATGCAGAAACCAGACGAATCGCTAGAGAAGAAGCCGAGAGATCCAGAACTAAGGCCGAAGAAGAACGCGCTGTACAAGAAGCGTCACAAGCTGAGCAAGAAGCAGTACTAGAAGCACAAGCTCAGGCCGAAGAAACCCAGATGCAAGGCATTCAGGGTACTAACATTCGTGCTCTTGATTTCTATTCTTCATTATACAACGGCATGAACAACCAGTAAGGAGGCATCAATGACAAACAATCTTGCTGATCGCTTCCGTATGCTGGATGCAATGAGAACATCCAAACTCTATAGAGCTAGACTTTGCTCTGCTCTTACAATTCCAAGCATTCTTCCACCTGAAGGATGGACTGAAGAAATGGAATTGCCTCAGCCCAACTCATCTGTTGGTTCAAGAGGTGTCACTTCTTTGGCAAGTCGAATGCTATCAGCAATGATGCCTTTGAATGACACGCCTTTCTTTAAGTTTGGATTACGCAGCGGTGTCGAACCAACTGCAGAAATCTCTCAGTATCTAGAGACAATGAGTTATCAGGTCTACCGAAAACTCATTGGTACAAACTTAAGAGAAACAATCTATCAGGCTATTCAGAACTTAATTGTTGCTGGAGATTGCTTGGTACATGAGATGGATGATTTTAAATTTCGCGTTACCCGTCTTGATCAGTACACAGTACAGCGAGATGTAACAGGTATCGTAAATGAAATCCTCCATATTGAATACGACTTGGTTGATCCAGAGGCAATTAGTCCGCACTATACGCTTCCACAGTCAGCCAAGAAAGGATATAAGACAACCTACTGCCAGTATCTAAGGGAGGATAATGTATGGAAATACAGAAAGGAAGACTCCGAAGGTACGCTACTAGCGGAGGGTGTATACGAAATCTGTCCTGTGACGGTTCTACGGTGGTATGGCATACCCGGAGAAAACTACGGGAGATCGCATTGCGAAGATATCCTAGGAGATCTATCAAGTCTGGACGGATACACAAAGGCAATGCTTGACGGCATGGCGGCTGCTTCAGCATTCTGGATGGGCTTAGATCCATCCGGTATTTCTGAAGTAGACGATGTTGCCGATGCTCCNAATGGTTCATGGATTCCAATTAGACAGCAGGATGTNTTTGTCCTGTCGCCTTCACAGACCATGAACCCACAGATTAGTGCTGCACAGACCGCTGTTCAGACCATGCGTAGTGAGATTGGTCAAGCCTTCCTAATGTCCAGTGCCTCCATTCCTAGTGGCGACCGCGTTACAGCGACAGCCGTAAGAATGATTGGCTCAGAACTTGAGACAGTCTTGGGTGGTGCGTTCTCTGCAATTGCAAGAGATCTCATGGAGCCAATCGTAAAGCGAAGCGTTTTCCTTATGATCGAAAACGAAGAGCTAGACAACAGAATGTATGAACAGTTCTTTGATAAAGAAGGTTCACTGTCTGTTGAAGTAATCACTGGTCTTCAGGCTCTTAGCCGCGACACTGATCTACAGAAGCTCATGCAGATGGGCGAGATGGTACGCAACCTCCCAGAACAGGCAGCAATGTCGTTCAAGTGGGAAGAGTATGCCCGTGCCTTGATTACCTCTCTTGGCTTTGATGCCCGTAATTGGGTACGCTCTGCCGAAGATATTCAGAGAGAGCAGATGGCACAGCAGCAGCAGATGATGCAGCAGCAAGCAATGCAAGCTGGTGGTCAGGCCGTAGCTGGTGCTCTTGGAAACCTAGCCATGAATGCTGGTCAGCAAGATCTAGCACAGAATGGTGGACAGGGTATTCTAAATGTTCTCCAGAATTCTGGTGCAGATATGTCGGCATTTACAGGAGGTCAGTGATGGCTAAGAAACTAAACAAAGCAAGCATGCCTTGCAATCGACCACAGAAATCTCCTAATCCCAACAAGAAAAAAGTAGTTAAGGCTTGTGCCAACGGACAGGAAAAGATCATTCATTACGGAGCTACGGGCTATGGTCACAACTATAGTGCTGCTGCCCGTAAGTCTTTCCGTGCAAGACACAAGTGCGGTTCTGCCAAGAACAAACTTACTGCTCAGTATTGGGCTTGCAAGAACCTATGGGCTGGTCCCGGTGGTTCCAAGGCAAGTTGTCCAAAGGGAAGGAAGTGCAAGAAGTAATGCCATTCAAATCAAAACAACAGCGTAAGTTTATGTATGCAGTCCATCCAAAGATTGCAGCCCGTTGGTCCAAAGAAACACCAAAGGGAACTAAACTTCCTAAAAGAAAGAAGAAAAAGAAATGATTCATACACACACAATGTCGCAGTTGAAGACTGTGCA